GGTATGTACAAAAAGAAAGGTGATAAATAATGGCTATTCTCACTGAGGGTAATCGCACCGCAGAGTTTCTGCAATCTGAGGCGAACGGTTATCGTTCGCGCGAAACGGCGCAATTTGATAGCACTACCGACTGGGCTGGCGCTGCTATCCCTGCGGGCCAAGTTTACGCTGTAGTTGGCGGCGTCACTGTGGCTTGGGATGGCGATGCCGTTGATGGGTCTGAGGACGCGGCTGGTATTCTGTTCGAGGCTGTCGAGGCGGGCGCAGACGTAGAGCGCACCGTTGTAACCCGTGACGCAGAGGTTAAGCGCTACAAGCTGACCGCTGACGGAACCCCCGCAGAACTTGACGCCGCGCTCCTTGCGCTTGGCATCATTGTTCGCGATTAATAGGAAGGATTATTAACCATGGCGACCATGGACGTTTTCAAGGCTGACGCCTTTAGCATGATGGAGCTTTCTAGCACCGTCGAGAATATGGACTACAACCCGCAAATGCTCGGTTCCATGAACCTGTTTGCGCCTAAGCCAGTCCGCCAAAAGACTGTGTTTATCGACCGCAAAGAAGATACCCTGTCCCTGATTGGGTTCTCTGAGCGTGGGTCTGCGCCTCAACAGAACGAGCGTTATGACCGCAACACCCTGCCCCTGACCATCCCGCGTCTTGCAATCCAAGACACCGTTTGGGCGTCTGAGGTTTCTGGTTTGCGCGAGTTTGGCACGGAAAGCGAGCTGATGACTGTTCAGCGTGAAGTCGCTGACCGCCTTGCGAAGATGCGCCAGAAGGTTGAGTACACCGAAGAATACCTGCGCCTCGCGGCTATTCAGGGTCTCGCATTGGATCCGGCGGATGGGTCTACGTACTACAACTACTACACCGAGTTCAATGTAACTCAGGATACCGCGACTGACTTTGGCCTGACAACTGACACTACCGATGTTGGCGGGATCTGCCGAAATCTTGTGCGCTCTATCATGCGTGACGCAAAAGGCGCGTGGGTCATGGGCCAATCTGAGGTTCATGCTCTGGTTGGTGATACGTTCTTCGATAATCTGGTTAAACACCCGAATGTTGTTGACAAGTGGAACAACTGGACCGCTGCGGCTGAACTGCGCAATATCGACCCGTTCACCATGTTCACCTTTGGCGGCATCACCTTCCACAACTATCGCGGATCTGATGACAACTCCGAAATCGCAATCGGCGTGAATGAGGCCAAGTTCTTCATTGTTGGCGGTGACGGCATCTTTGTGAAGGCAATGGCACCTGCTGATGAGTTTATGCCTTACGTGAACACTCCCGGTCAGTCGGTCTACGCGGTTCAGGAACTAGATGCTGCATTCCGAGACACTCCGCGCTTTGCGAAGTACCACGTTCACGCTTATCCGCTTTACTACTGTCAGAAGCCGAATACGCTGCGTCGGGGCGTGGGTAACACCTAATAGTTAGGCGACACAAGATTGAGACGGGGGCTTAGCGGCCCCCGTTTTTAGTTATTCCTCCACCCACTCACCACGAAGAACGCATACGCGCGCGGGCATCATTGTTTTGGTCGCGGCGTTGTAGTGCATCTGTGTTTCGTATTGAACGCACGGGCCTTTTTGGTTTGCATCTTGCGTTACTTCGAAAAAAGCGCCAAGTCCAGCAATTATCAAGGCCGCACAAGCCAAACCCCATACCCAAGGGTTGCGTTCAAGCGCCATGATGAATGTGGCCATCACCCCGGCAAACCACGCCACAATAATTGCAGCCACAATAAATCCCATGTTATTTATCCTCCATCTTCTCCACCACTCTCATCAACGCGGCATATGTGTTTGTCATGCCCTGCCGATAGAATGACAGGGCTAGGGCGCGGGTGCGGTCGGGGTTAGTCATTGGATGCCTCATAGAACTCAAAATCAACTTCCTCTGAGTAATCTCCAGTACTAGAACCATGCCATTTAACGTCAACACTGCCTCCAATTCCACGGAATGTGTAGAACGTCCATGTTTCATGATCCCATCCGACATCTCCCTCAGATGTTCGGCATTCCGCAACCATAATAGGGCTTCCGATCAAGTCATTAAAGTCACCATTGATGTCATCAATATGAACATCTTCACAGCAGTCTTGCCGGTGATACCACTTACACGAAGTTCCATCAGAAAACGTCATTTTGATAGAGTCATCATAATCTCGATCTTGAACCACTTCGATTGATGTCGGCGTCTTTCCAATGATACGTTCCATCTTCTCATCTCTCCTATCCTTAACCTACCCACACCCTACCCCCGCTAAATACCGCTGTCAACACCTTTCTGCTATACTCGCAAACAAACAACACGGGGCAAGACATGGCAATCCGAACATTCGCAATAGAAATTGACGATACGGCATACACCAAGGTTGGCGACATGGTATCAGGGGCCGCTTAGCGTTAACCTATAACCACAAAGACCCGCCGTAGCAGGTCTAAGGGAGATAAAGATCACCGCCTTTCTTAATTGCAGAATGGTTGTGTCATTGGCTCCTCTGTTGCGCTGTTACAAAATACATATAGACTACACCACAGAAAAGAGGATGTAAACCCATGCAAAAGAAAAGATGGCTGTTGCAAGCCAAAAGCAAGGCGGCGGGATTTCTGCTGGCCGATGATGTGCGCAAGGCTGGCGGTGTAGTCGTTAAACAATCACCCAATGCACCACAGTTTATTTTGGTGGAGGGTATATCTGACGGCTTCGTGTCGCACCATAAGATAACAATGGAAAGCGCTGAGGTTGAAGTGAAGGCGGTTGAAGTCGATCCGCTTGAAAAGCCTATTCTCACGGCGTCATCCAGCCCTACATGGCACCTAGATTACATAAATCACAACACGCCGCCCGCTGGTGTATCCCGTGTTCCGGTCAAAGCTTACGTGGTGGATACTGGCATCGACATCACGCACCCTGACTTTTTCAACGCCACGGCGCTACGGGTTGGCGATGATAATGACGACAACGGCCACGGCACTCACGTCGCCGGGTTGATTGCATCGGATCGGTTCGGCGTTAACCGGGATACGGTTGAACTGGTCGCGGTGAAGGTTCTGGACGCTAATGGTTCTGGCACTGTGGCAGACATTGTTACCGGCCTGATGGATGTGCTAGACGATCACGTTGCGCGCGGTGGTCATAGCGTTGTCAATATGAGCCTGACAATCAGATCAATGGGGTACACTAGCGCCCTGTTCGGGGCTGTTGGGGCTTTGATTGATGCGGGTATTCATGTTGTCGCGGCGGCAGGGAATAACAGCACAAGCCTTGATGACTACGGGCGCGAAACAAACTCGCCATATGCAGAGACATTTCTGCCAGCAGAGGTAGATGGCGTTATTACGGTGTCTGCAATTGGTCCAGAGGGTCATGTTGCCCCGTTTAGTAACTTTGGCGGTAAGTCGTGCATCAATGCTCCCGGTGTTCAGGTGTGGTCTACGTACCCCAATAACGGCAGCGTGGCTATGAGCGGCACAAGCATGGCGTCTCCCATTGTGGCGGGGGCTTTGTGCATGATGTTAACCACACGGTCCAACGCGGCTTCTGGACGTGCTGACGTGCTTAACAATATCGGTCAGGTCTTGACGGTGTTCACAAGCCGACTGCCTATCGTGTATAAGCAAGGGCATACTGATATGGTTTTGGATATGAGTTTTTACAATCCGCCATATTTTCCCGGTGGATCTAACGCGCCCAAAGATGAGGCCCCGGTTGATGAACCAACGGAAAAGCCAAAGAGTAAGCGCAAATGGTTTATTGGCGCTTTTGTGCTGGCGTTTGCAGTTGGCTATCTCTTGACAATGTGAATTTATGGGGCCGGTCTATTGATCGGCCCTAGCGCCAAGGTGTTTCGTTACTGTAAAACACATTCCCTCCAATTACACCATCAAGCGCATACTCGTCAACCCAATACTGCGGCTTTCCGACCGTGTGAAAATGCGTGCTAGGTATATCCAGACCAACGCCCGCCATTTCGTTCAACGCCACCACCTGCGCAACGTCCCAAGCCCATTCGTCAGGTGCGCCATTAGTGACGGGCGGTTCTGCTGTTGTGTACCACGGGAATTGACCCGGTTCTGAGATAACGCCGCAAGCTGTGTCAGGCCATCGAGGATCTTCTACACGGTTCATTACCACGGCGACAACAGCGGCCATTGCGTCAGGGGTTTGGTAGTGTTCGCGTGACTCCATGTAAGCCGCAAGGGCTAGGCAGGTAAGGGTGATGGTCATGCTCGCTCGCTTTCCTTGTGTGCGGTGCCGCCAAAATTCATCATGTTGTAGTAATCGCGCAAGTATTTTTCGTTATCTGTTTTAGTGATGTAGCAGCCAAACCTAGCACCACTCCGAAAGAAACGTTTATCGACCTTGGTGA